ATGCAACAGGGTTTACATGGAAGGAACGACCATATTAAGAACCACCAAATTGCAGAAATAGAATTTGTTCCAAATAGACTTGTTGTATTTGACGGAAGAATACCACATGGTGCAGATGCACCCACACATGAAGCACGATATATAGATAGGAAGTCAATAGTAATCAGAGGTGATGAAATTAGACTTGTAGAAGATAAGGAATGGTTTAAACAATGCCCACAATAGAATTCAACACATTTAATGAACAGACTTTAAGAGACACTAAACCTGTATTAGCAAAATCTGTCACACCCGATTGGTGGAAAAATATGAAGTTCAATGAATATACTCGTGGAATCATGGGAACTACTATACGTGCATGTCCAGCCATGGACGATTGGTTAAAAAGTGGTTGGTATTTGTGTGCAAATCGAGATATGATTGTAAAAAATGGTCACATAGATGATAATGATGACAGTCAATATGTTGGTTCACAAGAATTTGGAGATGGTTGGGAAACTCCTTCTCCTCATCACCCCTCATGGCAGATGGGATATGCATTTCAATATCTTCCTGATGATGAAGCACCCGTAAGGAGTGCATTTAAGTTTAGAAATGCATGGAACATAACTACACCGCCTGGATATTCCACTATGTATCTAGACCCATTTTTATTTCAAAATAAATACTTTGCAACATGGCAGGGAATTATTGACACGGATAAATTTAATGCAAACTATGACAATGCACAAATTATATTTTATCCACGTGTCAGTCATTCGTTTGTTATAAAGAAAGGAACTCCTTTAGTTCAAGTAATACCATTTAAAAGAGAGGAATGGAATGCAACTTACGTAGTAAACGGAAGTGAAGACTGGACAAAGAATAGAAGTTATCTAACTGCAAATGAAGGTCGTCAAAAAACTATGGACGAGTTTTCAAGAGACCCAGCAACTTCTAATGAAGCAAGAAGTGAAGAATTTGCATTAGGTGGATATAGAGGTGGGAAACTACATACAGGTAAGGGTAAAAACTTTAAAGAAGAGAGTCCACCACCCGAGTGTCCTTATCATGTCAGTGAAGACTCACCCGAAATACAACTAGAATTACCTATAGGAGATAAAGATGGCGATTAGATTACTATTTCCATATGCATGTATTGAAAGAAACCTTGTAGACGAAGGTGTATTAACACAAGATTATATGGATATGTTAGCAAATACTATGGATAGTATGAGAAAGAAAGACCCGAAGGGTAGACAAGTCTCTAATCAGTATACTGGTTGGCAGTCTAATGATGGTGTAGAAAGAAATCCAACCTTCTCTAAAGCAATAAGAACAATTAAGAATACTTTTGATACTGAATTATTGAGTTATACAGGACACAGTCCAACAGAACTTCAATTATCAATAGGTAATGCATGGGCAAACATTAATGATAATACAGCATGGAATGCACCACACTTACATAATGGTTGTTGGTATAGTGGTGTGTTTTATATAAAAGCAGATGGTGATGAAGGTAATTTTATGGCTATTGATACAGACTGTAAAGTAGTTTCAGACTTTCCATATTCTCCTAGAGATGCACAGAACTGGAAACTTGCACCAAGAACTGGTCATTTATTTCTATTTCCAAGTGCATTAATGCATATGGTTGAACCCAATCTTACTCAAAAAGATAGATATAGTATATCATTCAATATGAATATGAATTTCCTTTCAGACAATGCAAGACATTCTCAGTTGCAAGGGTTCCACCCTGATGAACTTACTTTTCATACTGATGAAAATGGAAAACTAATACAAAACCAAACCACTACAGACGAGTAGAATAGATAAATAATGGTATGGAAATAGTCGTATCACCTTATATCTTATGGAATGTCGTAATGACAGTTGTTATCCTACCCATAGGTTTCTTAGTTAGAAATGTTCTATCAGAACAAAAACGAATTGATATTCTAATCAATAAAACAAGAGAAGAGATTGCTAGGGATTATGCTACTAGAGAACAAATTGAAGCTGACTTTCAAAGAATTATGGATTCAATTAGTAATATAGATACAAAGATAGACAGACTTCAAAGTAAAACCTATTTCCAAGATTAAATTCGTTATAAATAGTAGTATAACAGGAAACTACTATGGCAGAACCAAATTCAAAAGCAACCTTTAAAGAGTATATAAAGAGAAAACTTGGAGCTCCAGTTTTAGAAATCAATGTGGACGATGACCAATTTGATGACAGAATGGACGAGGCACTTCAATATTTCCGTGAATATCATTACGATGGTTCTATAAAAACATACCTTAAACACCAAATTACACAACAAGAGATTGATTCATTTAAAACGAATGAAACTCACAATGCAGCGACAAGTGGAACACATGCAATTTCAGGTCAGACGTTTGGTGAAGGTCAAAACTACATTACACTACCCGAACATGTGTTAAGTGTATTGCAGATATTCCCTTTCAATTCGGGTCAGACTTCAAGTATGTTTGATATTCAATACCAATTAAGACTTAATGACTTGTATGATTTAACTTCAACCAGTGTTTTATATTATTCACAAGTTCAATCACACTTATCACTTTTAAATGATATCTTAGTGGGTCAGATACCTATAAGATATAATATGCACTCTAACAGACTCTACATGGACTACAGTGCAAGTAAATTAAGTGCTGGAGAGTATATCATTATTGAATGTTATAGAAAATTAGACCCTACAGACATGACTGATATCTACAATGATATGTGGTTGAAAAAATATGCAACTGCATTAGTTAAGTATCAATGGGGTGAAAACCTATCCAAGTTCCAAGGTATTGCACTTCCAGGCGGGGTGACACTCGATGGTTCTGCAATGAAACAAGAAGCACAAGAAGAAATTACAAAATTAGAAGAAGAGTCTAGACTGAACTTTGAAATGCCAGTCATGGACTTAATGGGGTAATAAATGCCTACAAACGTATTTTTTAACCATGCAGTATCGACTGAACAACACCTCTATGAGGATTTAGTTGTTGAGTCATTACGAATATATGGTCACGAAACATATTATCTACCAAGAGAAATTGTAGAGGAAGACACTATACTTGGTGAAGACGTGCAGTCAACATTCGGTGATGCATATTCTGTAGAAATGTATTTAGAAAATACAGAAGGTTTTGAAGGAGAAGGAGACCTCATGTCTAAGTTTGGTGTCCAAGTAAGAGACCAAGCAACATTTATCATATCACTTAGAAGTTGGGAAAGATTTATATCCTTAGATTCAAACCTTGCAACTTCAATGAGACCTAACGAAGGAGATTTACTTTATTTCCCTCTCAGTGGTTCAATGTTTGAAATCAAATTCGTAGAACATGAGAATCCATTCTATCAAGTCGGAAAACTATTTGTATTTAAATTACAATGTGAGTTGTTCGAATACAGTGGAGAAGATTTCGATACTGGTTCATATGCAGACTTAATAGAATTAGACCAAGCATATTCAATAGGATTAACAATGACCAACCAAAATGCATATTCTATTGGTGAAAATATAACTAAGAACGGAGTTGTTGTTGGTGAGGTTCAGACTTCACTGGGTAATGCAACAACAATTATTCATAACACTGCAACACTTACAGTTGGAGATACACTTGTTGGTGTAGATTCGGGTGTATCAGATACAATTGCAGCTATCAATGACGTATTGACTATGAACAATGATGGTTCTGCACAAAATAAAGACTTTGAAGACAAAGCAGATAACTACTTAGACTTCTCAGAAACAAACCCATTTGGTGAGGTCACATAATGTTTGGGACACATTTTTATAATGAGACAATTAAAAGAGCAGTATCAATCTTCGGAACACTGTTTAATAATATCACATTAAAGAAAACAAAAGAAGACGGAACTGTGTTAAGTATAATAAAGGTTCCAATTTCATACGGCCCAAAACAAAAATTCCTTGCAAGACTACAGGAAGAACCAAATCTTTCAGATAATAATAGAAGTGCAATTTCTTTACCAAGACTTGCATTCGAACTGAATGGTTTTGAGTATGACCCAACAAGACAACAAAATAAATTGATAAGACATTCTAAATCTAATTTAGATACAGACGGAGTGAATCGTTCATATCAATACAACCCAGCACCATACAACTTAACTTTTACACTAAGTGTTCTTGCAAAGAACATGAATGATGCATTACAAATCGTAGAACAAATTTTACCATATTTTCAACCCGAATATACAGTCACAATGAAAATGATTGACTCTATGACAGATACTAGAGATGTTCCAATTACACTTAATAGTGTTGCAATGGAAGATACTTATGAGGGTTCCTTTGAAGAAAGAAGAGTTATTGAGTATACCTTAGAGTTTACTATGAAACTATACTTCTTCGGCCCAGTCTATACTGGAAGTGTTATTAAAAGTGTTATTGAAAGAGAATATATCAATACTGGAAATGCAAACTTTACAACTTCAGAAATTGCAGACAGTGGACTAATCAAAGAGGTTAAACACTATGAACCCGCATTTGCAGAAATACCGAATGCAGTGTCTAACTCCACAACAATCACCTTTCCGACTGCAATAAATACAAAGATAAGTGCAAATGACGAAATATTTGGAACAGGGAATGCAACCAATCCAACAGTTGTTTCAATTGCAACTGATAGACTATCAATGGTAGTTTCAGGTGCAGTGACTATAGAAACAAACACTACACTTAAATTTGTAGGTTCTGTTGACCCAACAGATACATTCGTAGTTGCAGAAACAGTGACATTTTATGATGATGGTGCTAAAGAAAGTTTTAGTGAAACCAATGACAGTTAATTATGACAAAAGAACCAATAGACGATAAGTTAAACTCTCTCTTAGATATCAACACCGATATCAAAAAAGAAACACAAGTAGTTAAATTACCGACAAGAGCAGAGAACATGGACACGGACTATAAGTATGCTCGTGAGAACCTCTATAACCTCGTAGAACGTGGTCAAGATGCAATAGACGGAATACTTGAGTTGTCTAAAGAAACGGAACACCCACGTGCATATGAGGTCGCAGGACAGTTGATAAAGACTGTAGCGGATACTGCAGAGAAACTACTAGACGTTCAGAAAAAAATTAAGGATTTAGAAAAAGAGGACGAACAAAGAATAGGTAAAGTTGAAAATCACCTATATGTTGGTTCTACTTCAGAACTGCAGAAGTTTTTGAAGAAAGAAAAGAAAGATGGTTAAACCCACAAACGAAGGTTATCTTGGTAATAATCTAATCAAAAGAGCTGGAATCGAAACCCAGTATACCAAAAAACAAATGGCAGAATACTTGAAGTGTTCTGAAAATCCTGCTCATTTTATAGAAAATTATACACAAATCATATCACTAGACGAAGGTATGGTTCCCTTTACACTTCGTGGATATCAAGAAAACCTAATCAACCATTATAATGACAATCGTTTCAATGTGGTTCTTGCAAGTAGACAGAGTGGTAAATCAATTACTTCTTGTGCATATTTGTTGTGGTTTCTATTATTTAAACCCGAAGTCACTGTAGCAGTTCTTGCCAACAAAGGTGCAATTGCAAGAGAAATGATTGCACGTATTGTCACCATGTTAGAGTCTGTTCCATTCTTTTTACAGCCAGGAGTCAAGATTCTAAACAAAGGGTCAATAGAATTTGCAAATGATAGTAAAGTCGTTGCAGCTGCAACTTCTTCAAGTTCAATTCGTGGACTTTCAATCAACCTACTATACTTAGATGAGTTTGCATTCGTAGATGATGCAGAGACATTCTATACTGCAACGTATCCCGTTGTGACCTCGGGTAAAGACTCTAAGGTTATTATTACTTCCACTGCAAATGGTGTGGGTAATATGTTTCATAAGATATACGAAAGTGCAGTTCATAACCAATCGGAATATAAGTCATTTCTTATCAACTGGTATGACGTGCCAGGCAGAGACGAAGAGTGGAAGAAAGAAACTATTGCAAACACTTCAGAAGCACAATTTGAACAAGAATATGGAAACTCATTCTTAGGAACTGGTAATACACTTATCAATAGTAATACACTACTAGGTATGAGAGCATTAGAACCCGACTGGAATAGAGACAACTTATTTCTTTATGAGAAACCATTAGAGGGTCATAAATACGTTTGCACTGTAGACGTATCCAAAGGTAGAGGGTTAGATTACTCTTCGTTTACAATCATAGACGTGACTACAAGTCCCTTTAAACAAGTATGCACATATAGAGATAATATGATAAGTCCCCTTCTCTTCCCCGATATTATAAATAAGTATGTTAAACATTATAATGAACCAGTCGTTATTATAGAAAATAATGCAGAGGGTGGAATGGTTGCAACACAACTACATTACGAGATAGAATATCCGAATGTATTTGTTCAAGGTCAACTAAAAGCCGAAGACATAGGTGTGACCATGTCTAGAAAGATTAAGAGAATCGGTTGTTCTACACTTAAAGAATTATTAGAAGAAAATAGACTTATTCTGAATGACAGACATACTATTACAGAACTTATGACTTTTGTTCATAAGGGTAATAGTTGGGAAGCAGATAGAGGATATAATGACGATATGGTCATGAATTTGGTATTATTCAGTTGGTTTGTGACCACTGCATACTTTGAACATTTAACCGATACACAAGTTAAAAATTTATTGTATTCAGAACAACAGAAGTTAATCGAAGACGATTTATTACCAGCTGGTATATTTGACGGGGAGTCTCAGTCAGATACCTTCGTAGATAGTGAAGGAGACCGATGGTTTCACAAAAGTATGGATATACCAATTAAATTATAGTTGTTGGGTTTTTAAAAGTTATAAATAAAACAGTAAACAACTTTTTACATTAACAGGAGTAAAAGTATGGCATTTCAAGTATCACCAGGCGTTCAGGTCTCCGAGATAGACCTGACTAATGTTGTCCCAGCCGTTTCATCGACTACAGGTGCATTTGCTGGACATTTCCAATGGGGCCCTGTTGGTGAAGTAATAACAGTTTCAGATTCTAAGGGTTTAGTTGATAATTTTTATCAACCAGCTAATTCCGACGCTGGAGCAGAGGACTTCTATTCAGCGGAATCATTTCTAAAATATGGTTCATCACTTAGAGTGGTTAGAATCAACACATCTCAATTAAACAATGCAAACTCATCAAGTGGAACTGCATTACTTAAAAACAATGACGAATATGTCAATACTTATCAAGATGGTTCTCAAAACGGAACTGTAGGTAATTATGTTGCAAAATACGCAGGTTCTTTAGGTAATTCATTAAAGGTTTCAGTATGTGGGTCTGCAAATGCATATTTCAACGATGCAGTGACAACAGTCACAGGAACAGAGTCAGTGGGTCAAACAACTATAACAGTTGGTGATTCATCAGGTATGTTCGTAAGAGACATCGTGAGATTTGCTGGACATAACAACGAATACAGAGTATTGACGATTCCTGATGGAACTTCAATTACTATCGAAGCACTTGGTCAACCAAGTGGAACAGGTCTATTAACTGCCGTCGCAGGTGGTGCTAACGTAGATAGATACTGGGAATTTTATAATTCATTTGATAAAGCACCTGCTAAGTCAGGAACAGCAACAGCTGCTGGTGGTTCAGATGATGAAATTCATGTTGTTGTATCAGACCAAGACGGATTATTCAGTGGAGTTAAAGACACAATCTTAGAATCATATGGATTCGTATCACTTGCGTCAGACTCTAAAGATGGTCAAGGTCAATCAAATTACTACAAAAACGTTATTGCAAGAGAATCAGACTACATTTACTGGTCAGGTCATTCAACAGACTTACTTGCAAGTGCAAACGAAACAAGAACTCATTTACAATCTGCAACGACTACATTCGGTAGACCTTCTGCAGTTATCACTTCATCACTTGCTGGTGGAGTTGACGGAAGAGTTCCTACTGCTGGTGAGAAATATGGTGCATACCAAACTCACTTCGGTGATGCAGAAACAATAGACGTATCATTCTTAATTGCTGGTTCAACAAGAACTGATAACGGAAGTGGTGTCGAACAAGACATTCTTGCAGACCATAACACAATCGTTAATCAACTTATTGCAACTGCAGAAGGAAGAAAAGATTGTATGGTTATAGTTTCACCTAGACGTGCAAGTGTCGTAGGTGTATCAAGTGAATCTGCACAATCAACTAACGTGATTGCAGATTACGCAT